GGCGTTCGAACGGGTGTTCGGTGCCGGCGTCATGGTTTGGCCGTTCTTGGTGTTGGCGCGTCGTTGGTTGCCTAGTTTGGCCCCGCGACTGGCGTTACATGGTTTACATGAAGGTACAAGGTTGTCTAGGTCGTCGCTTCCACCCGCGACGTGTGGTACTAGGTGGTCGGCTTCGGTTGCGGCGTTTGTTTGGCACCAATGGCAGGTTGGGTTATCGGCTAGTAGTTGTTTGCGGTTGCGTTTGTATGTCGGGTCGTTTGTCGTGTGTTCTCTTGGCATTTGACTAGCGCCCCTCACTACGTATCGGGTTGCTCTCGACTTCGTGCGTTTGGTTTGGCGTGTTGTTTCGGGTTTGTCGGGTTTGTTTCATGTAGTTACCTTGTGTTGTGTAGTTAAACCTAGTACGGGTATACCTTCCCATGTGGTTGCCACCTAGCCACATTCCCGACCGTTGTTTATTGTCGCGGTTCACGACGCCTTTAATGTCATAGCCCAAACGTCTTACCTCTACGCCATTCGTTCGTGTTGTTGAGCATGAAATAGGGCGCGTTTGTCTACCCACGCTTTCCGTGTGTTTCCCGTTCACCTTGCTAGGGGTGTAGGCCTTGGTCGTATTTAGTTAGTCGCGGAAATAGTGCGAGAGTATGGCAAGGGTGATACAAGTAACCGCTAAGTAATAGCCAACCAATGCCCACGCGTTCACGATCGTTTAATGCCTTTTAGGTGCGTTATGTATTCCGTAGCCGCCGCATAGGTCATGCCGTTAGTTTCGGGCGGGTCTATGTTGCGTTCGCTAGACATGGTTTCGATTAGTTTTATTTGTGCCGGCGTCGCTAATCCTCTTGGTTGGGCGTGTTCAGGTTTGCGGTCCATTTGTGTCTGGGCATAGGTGCTGTACACGCGTTTCGGTGCGGAAGGTTCGGCGGGTTCTTGGGTGCTTGGGTGTTGGTTGCCTTGAGCGGTCCGCACTTCGTCGGCGCTTGCTAAGCCAGTAGTGATACCAAAACCCATATAGCCCAATGCGCGGCCTAGGGCAGACGTGGCCCCGTTGGGTTGTTCGCTATCCTTGGTAAATGGGGTACGCCCCGGCCATACTTCCCAACAATAAGCCCGCATAGGTAGCGCGTCTAGTTCGTCTCGAAAGACGGTTACGGCGCATTGAATGTAGATCCGTTCGCCTAGGTGGATTAGTTCGGGGGCGTCCTCAACTATGCGTAGCGTCGGGTATTTCATTAGGGCCAGTTGTAGGCGATGCTTGACGTCTACATAATCGGTCATGTCAAATGCCATTGTTTAACGCTCTCAATTTGTCTAGTTCTCTTTCCATTTGTCGCGTTTCGGCTTCGTATACGTTTATTTGGTTTTTACGTATATAGATCGCTAGCGACAGGTCCTCTATTTTTAGGATTAGTTCACACTCTCGACAGTCTTTCTTAGGGAATGTTGTAATCGGTCCGAACGTACATTCTGTTTCGTGGTCGTTCATTTTTTTAGTCCTTGGTGGCGTCGTACTTCGTCTATTGCTTTTCGTAGTCGGTTATATGCCGCCCCGTTTGTTTGCCTGTATGCCACGTCGTAGGCGGCTTCGGCTAATTCCTCTAATGCTTCAACGTATTGGCTAACGGCGCTTTTGCGGGGTTCTAGTTGTACTTGGTGCGGTTCGTATAGGTCTATGTATTGGGCGTCTATGTAAGGGTGGCAACGGTTGCGAATTTCTGTTAGTTGTGCTACTAGCCCTAGTTCGTGTAATGCGTTTAATGCGCCGCTTACTTGGCCATGGTGTAGGCCAGTTGCCCGACCTATTTCGGCCCATATAATCCCGTTGGCCCCTGCGTTTATGACGTGGGCCAGTATTTCGCGCCGGCGTTTGCTTGTTATGCCTTCGGCGTCCTCGCGTTTTGCGCGAGCCTTTGAAGTGTCGCTACTTGCTATGTAGGCGCTTGGCGTGTCGTCTATGTCGGTCATTGTGCTACCTCTAATGTTTGGCGTACAACGGTGCCGTTAATTGCGGTGTATAAATACTTTTCGTATGTAGGGAACTCGGTAAACACGGTGTCCAATTTTGGCAAAATGTCGCGCTCTATAAACTCTTGGGCTTTTGCTTTTGTTTGAAACGTCCAGTCACGGCTAAACGGTGTTGCTTCAACTACCCAATATTTACGAGTTGTCATGGTTTCTAACGTTTCAACCCAACAGTACTCGCGCTTAATTTCTATACCGTGGTGGTCTATACGGTTGCCACATTCAAGCCCGGCGCGGATTATTTTTGTTTTCATTGTGCCATTGCCTCTAAATAGTTGGCGGCCGCTTTTAGATCCGCGCATAGTTGCCCGTCGTTGAAAGCGTGTTTAGTGGCGTGGTCGCGTAAGTCTTGCGCTAAATGTTGTAGCGACTTGAAGTAATGGATAACTTCGGGCGTCTGATCCTGAACCTTGGGGTTCGGTCGCCGTGTTACTTCGTTTATTACTTCGGCCCATATTTTTAGCATGGGGTCTAGTGGTTCGGTCATGGTCGGGTTACCTTTCGTCGGGAATGGTGGGGTTACTATAACGCATTGTTTCGCGTTGGTGTGTCAATTAGCACCTATGGCGAAATTTGCGGACTAGCGGGTGCTTCGAGTTACAAACCGAAGTTTTAAGGCCCATACAGTTATTGCGTATCGTGCCCCAACCGAACGGACCTACCGGCCATTTCTTTACGCCTGTTTTGGGGTTTATCCAACCTTTCCAAGCGACACGTTCGGCTATTTCAACTTGTTTAGCGGGTGAGAGTTTGCCTATGTCTCGCCGCCCTGACCAGTTAAAAGCCGTTTGGCGGTACAAACCAAGCGCCCCCGTGTAACTACGGGTTGAGTGTTGCCAGTTGGAAGCCGTCTCACATTGGGCGACACGATCCCAAAAATAGTCGGGCATTATTGCGTTGTACTTTTTATGGGTATGCGGGTTCGGTTCCTTGGCTAACGCCACGCTTGGCCATAGCACCACTAGAACGGCCGTAAAGGCCACTAGACGCCTCACATAGCCTCTAACTTCGTAGGGACGCCCCAAGTATCCCACGTGTCCTCACGGGTCGCCATATGGGCGCTAATGACTTGGTTAGTTTCGGGGTCTATAAATACTTGAATAAGTACGTTCGTCCCCGCTTTAAGATTTTGTGGCACATAGCCAACTAGGGGTAGATATATAAATGTTTCGGGCATAGTGTCGCCTTTCGTCGGGTCCTAAAACCCTAGCGAACCTATAAGCCCGTGTGGGGGTAATCCGTTTTAAGCCTTGGGCGGCTTGGGAAGTGATCGCCACGCCGCTTCGAATTTGTCGGCGTCGGACGCCATGGCGGGGTCTATTTCTATGTGTAGCCAGTTGGGCGAGCCGGGGCGGGAACCTGCGTTATCGGTGGCCGTAAATACCTTTACGCCTTTTTTACCCTCACCGCGTGAACAACGGTACCCGGCACCCCACGTGCCGAAGTTGTACCAATGTATTTCGGCTATACCCATAATTTTAGAGTGTTCGCCTAGTTCGCTAGATCCTAAAAACCAGTCCCACATTTCGCGGGCTTGGGCTTCGTCTTTGTATTGAATGTCTGCGGCCGCCCCTGTGGCGTGTACGGATAGTTGCGGGGGGTTTGCGTTGTTTCTCATGTTGCGTAAAACATAAGTACCTAGGTTTTTTGTTTTCCAACGTCGGGCGCATAGATCGACTAGGCGACGGATACCCGGCGTTTCTTTTCCTGCGTTGTAAGACGGGTAATACGGGTATTTTCTCACGGTGTCGGCGGGTCCTTGGGGCGGTCCTTCAACCCGTTACCGGCTAATACGCCAATAAGCCCGCCCGCAAGGGTCATTAGCATAGGCGACAGTACGGCCCACGCTTCCGCGTCGTTTGGTGCTTGTTCTATTGGTTGAACAACAAACAATAAACCGTATAGCAATGATCCAATAGAAATAACGAACGCGACGGTTAGACCTATGGCTACGGTTAAAATTATGCGCGCTTTTATTTGTTCGTTTGTTAGGCGTTCTTTACCCACAACGGCTACCCCCTGTTTGGTTTGTTGCCACCACGCCGGGTGCTTTGTTTTTTATGCGTTCGCAGTTCACTCTTGTACGGTCTGAGCAACTACTCAGGGCTAGGCAAGTCAGAAGGCTCAGGCAGAGCAGCGATTTCTTCATCGGTCAGTTCTCTTTCTGTTGTTTCGCCTGTGAGGGCATCGTGGAATGTTCCTTTTGGTTTTGTCATGGTTATGCGTTCCTGTATCCGTAAACAGTAATTGTGCCACCTGTCAAAGTTCCTGAACCGGGGGCAATTTTAAAACCGTCATAGGCAGTATTTACTCGGTGAAGATAGGAAACAGTGCCCGACAAAATTTGTCGTATAAACGGGCCAGCCAAACTAGTACTAGTTGCCACAGCAGGGTTGAAAATGTTTAGTTGCATAATTACTCGACCATCTAAACCACCTGCGTATTGCACGTTTGTAGCGTTTTGAGGCGTCTGGCTTTGAAAAACGCTCCCATAAACTCCGTAGAAAGCGATTCCGTAGTAACCAGTTGTTGAGGCTGTGCCACCAACAGTTAATTGCAATGACACATTTTCATCTGCAACGCTACTTGTGCCACCATGAACGGTCACAAAATAACCGTTGTAGGTACTGGTAAAACAGTTGCTAACAGTCACGCTTGAAACGGCCGTGCCAATGGTTGCGCTTGTGACATACACCAGCCCAGAGTTAGCCAAATAGGTATTAGTGTCGCTCGCTGTGAGCACCTCACCAGTCGTAAAAGTCTTTATAGCCATAATCAGTATCCTAATCTGTTGTAATCGAGCCTGCCGAACGTTGTAGAACCCAAAATAAGGTAGGCGTTTAGATCGGCACCCGACAAATAATAAGTGTATAAAGCCCCATTAGGGGTAGCCGACATACTGACGCCTTCAATAAGACATTGGTAAGTCGTCCCTCGAAACGCTACGGCTACCTGCGTCCCGGCGCTTAAAATAATAGAACTACTAGCGCCAATTTTATCTAACTGAAACGACGCCTGCGCTTCGGCCATACACGTTATAGAACTGATAGCGAACCTAGCGGTTCCATAGTTACCTAGTAAATAGTTGGCGTAGTCGGTCGCTTGGGCGGTACTGGCGTTAATAGTGTTTGTTTGGTACCCGCGATACGGGACAGTAGCGCCCGACTTGGTGACAGTAGCCGCGCCGAAACTTTCAGGCGTCACCGTCACTTGTGTATAAAAGTTGTCGGCCAAACTGTCGAAAGTAATCGAATTGTAAACTTGGTTAGTTGCGTCGTTAGTTGTGTCTGAGAAGTTAATCGTAGAAACATTGCTATTAAATGGGCTAACTATTGTTGTTGCGTTGCCGAACTCTCTAATACGGGCGTTAGTGGTTTGGCACACTCGCGCCACCCAGTCGCCCCAAGTGCTACTAACCGTTGTTCCTGCGATTAGTGGCGCGCCAGTAGTGCTAGTCCATGAAAGCGTTAAACCCGTTTGGGTATTCGCGTTAGTTATTTGGTTGTCGATCGTGTCGGCGGCCATAACGTAGTCGTTACCGTTCATACGGCCGAAACGGGCGAACCCGCCTTCCCCGCTTACCGTGGCGTAATCGGCTTGGCCAACGCCACCGCCAAACGGTATCCCGTAATCCACCACGACGTCTGTAACAAAACCAACCCAAATAATTTCAGGCGTAACTACGCCGGTATCGTTTTCTATTTTCATGTAACTACCCGCAACTAGCGCGGCTACGGGCGAAACGTAACCCGTTGGGTAACGCAAAACAATAGAAGCCGTACCCGCTTTAACTTGGTCTAGTTGTGCCTGTCTGCCAATACTAAAATTAACGTTTTGAACGTTTGTTAAAGCCGTCCAACCTACGGCTACGGGATCAGGCGAAACATATACGCTGTATTCCTGTAAAGCCATGGCTAAAAAATATTGCTTACTCGAATAGGTACCGAACCGTTTTGGCGCATATAGGTGCGCAACGCCGCTACCACCGCGTTAGGGTCGCCACCGTTTACGTTTATATTTACGTTGGTAGTTCCCATGGTGCCTAAACGATCGAGCGGTATTACGGCTTCGGGGCCTTTCTCGCCTATGAGGGCTAATGTGGCGCTATTGACAATACCGCCTGCGGCCATGGCGGGGATCGTGTCAAAACGCGACTTATCCGCGCCCGACGGGCCTCTACCTTCGGGACCGATAACGGGTCCAAAAGAAACCTGCGAAAGCGAAGCAATGTCTTTACCGGGCTTCACTAGGTTTATGCCACGAATGACAACGTTTATAGCGGTAATCCATGCGTTAGTCATGAACTCAAAGTAGGACGCTATGCCGTTCACGACGTTGCGTACAACGTTACGGAATGTCTCGAACTTGTTATAGGCCACGACGACGCCCGCAACCAGTAACGCAATTCCCGCCGCAATAGCGCTAAATGGGTTTAGGGCCATAGCAATATTTACGGCCGTAATCGCTAACGCTACGCCACCAATAGCGCCCGCAATAGCGACAAAAGCGCCGGGGTTATCTTGCGCCCACGCCCCGAACTTTTGAAGGATAGGTAACGCCGCTTCAATAACTGGTAGTAGCGCGGTGCCTATGCTTTCTTTTGTTTCGGTCATAGCAATGCCTAAACGCTTAAATTGTCCCGCCGTAGTGTTGGCGGCCGTTGTGGCGGATCCCGCAAACGTGGTACTTAGTTGCGCCATTACCTCGTCAAGAGATGCGCCACCCTTGACCATTTCGCGTACGGCGGGGTCTAACTTGCCTAACGCGGTTAGGTTGCCCCCGTAGGCCCGTTCTAAGGCCTTAGTGACAGTTTCAAGCGATACACCCTTAGCGGCGCTTATGTTCATGGCAAGGCTTGCGGCCTTTTGGGCTTTTTCTACTGATCCCGTAGCACGTGCTAAACCTGCCAACGCGGGGCGTAGTTCGTCGTCGGTAAAACCTAATAATTTGCCTTGTTGCGATATCCAGTCCTCGGTAGCGGCTACGGCTTTATCTGTGGCACCCGTAGACGTGCGTAAAGTTCTTGCTAGTTCGGCCTGACTAGCGGCATCTTCCATAGCGGCTTTTGTGGCGTCGCCTAAAACCATGGCTAAACCACCGATAGCGGCGGCGGCAGGTACGGCCGCCTTTTTTACGGCGTAAGCACTTTTAGCGCCGACGCCTTCCAGTTGGGAAAATTCTTTTTTGGCCTTATCGAAACCCTTTGTATCTAGGGACGAAATAATAG